CGTGTAATACTTTCTACGATCTAATAGAATAGAAGAATACTGCTGCTCATCACGTTTTCGCATAAGCAGTATCGTATTATATAGGTCGTAATATTTGGCATGTAGTTGTGGTATACGTAAGGATTCATTATCAAGTTCATCTTGATTCATAACTGAATCTTTAGTCCACATGTCTTGTATTGCTTCAACTGTACATGGATTAGATTTCATTGTGGTTTGCCCAATATTTTGTCACCAGACCTAACAGTCTCATGACCAGTCACATAGTTTAGGAACGTACCTAGTATATACTTTGCATACCCATTTGTACACTCACTACCTTTATGAAGATAACTCCAAGTACATGGGAACAATAATATACTTCCTTTTGATGGTTTGAATTTTTGATCAAACATTGGAAACAAAGTATGACCACCATCAAAATCATCATTCAAATAACATATAATAGAAAAGAATCTTTTTGCAGAATCTTTATTAGTTACATCAGAATGAAAGTCATGCTGTTGATTACTATCGCATAAGTATCTTTTGATTCTTAGATTTTCAAATGCATATTTTTCAGGCCACTGTGTACGATGCATGTCTACATCTATCTTATACTGTGTTAGTGTAGATTGTATACCTTTTATTACTAACTGAAATGGTTCTTTGAATTCTTTATGTTGCATGATGTCAAGTCTTTGACAGTCACATGCACCACAAGTCTTTACACCAGAAGGTGAATAACATAGACTTAATTTTTTTAGAAGATCTGACTGTTCTTTCCAAAGTCTTTCGTATGTGTCCACCAATGTGTCACATAGTTTACTATCAAAGATATTCTTATATTCTCTGACGTAAAGTGATTCTCCTTTATACTTCTTTTCCATCAATGTCAATCACATCAAACATAGTATACTTGAAAGTTGCAGCTGCTGTGTAAAATTCTTGAGTTTCCTTAGTATTATCAAAAGGTATTCCACTCAACGAAACTGGGAATAAATCTCTAAACTTTACCTTTACTGTAGGGTTGAAAGAATTGCTTAGTATCAACAGTGTTCCGTCTGACCTATCAGTAGCAGGATCACCAACGTCTGCTGCTGTTCCTATAGTATCTAGTTCAGGTAAAAGTCTTTCTTTATCACCTAGTCTAGAATACTGTGCCATCTCTTCTGGATATCCTAATGAAGTCATCCAACGATAAAGTTGCAAGTAATTCTCCATGTTCTCATCGACCATGAATGCAATACGCAAATCATCGTATGCTAACTTATCACCAGGAACAGGAATGTTTCTTAGGTATGTTGGTTGTACAGCATGACCTAAAGTAATTTCTGGTAGATTAGCACTATTGCAATAGAAGTCAACTTTGGGGCAACGTTCTAAAGCAAATTTAAAACCAACAACAGATAGGAAGTTACGGTTAGTAACCTCTTTCCATTTGCTAGGATGTAATGATTTTCTGGTTGGCATTAATATGCGTACTCGTCTAGTACCTCCAATGCATTATTTAGGGCTTGTTGTGCTGCCCATCTTTCCTTTGCATCCCAAGTAGGATGCCAATTATGTTCTTCAATTCCCTTCTTTATTTTTAGGAGACGAGATTCCATATCGATTTTTTTGAGTCTTCCGTTCATGGATCTGTGTTTACCTTCGTATAGTAGTTAGGTAAGAAAGTACCTGTTCTCGTACTTCCATCAGCTCATGGTAACATTTCTGGTTGTGAGCACAGTTCCTAAGTTTGCTATCTGGTTTATGAACACTCTCGGTAAAAATAGTAAGAGCATCATTCCACTTTTGATCTTTATCCATTACATAAAAAAAGAGACCCCTTTATATAGGAGTCTCTTTACCATAAAAAATACCTCTATTTTTTTCTAAATTTTCCCACCACCATAAAGGTTGTAGGTTTGTATAGTGTGCTGCTTCTTTGAATTGTTCATCATCATATAAGTTAAATTCATAAAGAGGTTTTTTATGATCAACGTGCCAACCATCCATAGTATGATTATCCCAAGTCATTACCTCCCCCGTCTTTGGGTCATTATAAAACTGAGATTCTAAATGAACTACTAATTCATCAAAGGTACATCCCAATTCTTGTGTGAATCTTTTAGATTGTTTTTTTCTATCTAAAACTTTATTGAGTCTACCTCTCATAAGTACTTTTAATTTATGAGCAGGATCATTATGATATCTTTTATTTTGATTTTTCCTAACCTTTTCCTTAGACTCAGGTTTTGATCTATATTTTTTATCATACCCACTTTTTTTTGCACGACTTTCTGGCAGTTGTCTCCATGGTTTTTGCCATTTTTCTTTAGCACAATAGCTACAATAAGATTTCTTATTGTAAAAACAACTGCTACGATAATCATTAGGAAACTTATCAAGAGGTTTTATCTCATTACAAGATCTACATCTTTTCTTTCCTTCCTTCTGAAGAGCATGAAGTTCCTCTACATATGCTTTTTCTTTTTGATATTTCTCCCAAGTTCCATTACTTCTCTGTCTTTGTTCATTGTAACAAGGTTTGCATCTAGCTCTTCTATTACCATACTTATCTCCTACCATAGAAAAATTTTCTATGGGTAAGATTTGCTTACATATAATACATGTTTTTTTCATATGATAATTATACCATAAAAAAAGACCCCCTGCAAAAGGAGGTCTTTGAGAAATATAAGCGTCTCGCTTACATAAGGTTGGTAACCTTAACACGTCTGTAGTATCTGTTGCTATTAGCAGTGATACGTCCAAGTCCCTGAGTTGTACCTTCAGCGAATGGGTTGGCAACCATACCATATCTGGTCTTGAAGCCAATTTTTGGTTGGAATGTGTCCTGACCAACTGCACGAACCATCTGTAGTGGAACGTAAGGGCAGTAGAATAATCCAGCATCATAAGGAGATGAACCCTTATAACCCATAACGTAGTACTGGTTAGCGTCTAGGTTAGCAGCGAATGGATCGATGTAAACCTTATAGCGTCCGTTAAGTGTACCAGCAAATGTATTACCTGTGTCATCAACATTCAAGTTGCTGTTGAGTGCAGGTGTATAATCTAGTTGTCCAGCAGCAGTAAGTGCAGAAGCAACGTCAGCAGAGCAAAGGATGATGTTACCCTTTCCACGACGAGTTCTTTGTGCGATAGCGTTAGCATCACGCTCTAGTTGGAAGATCATACCTTTGAACTTCTCAACCATCCAACGACCATTACTGTCGGTGTCTAAGTCAAACGCACCTGTTGTAGCAGTGTTTGTTTGAGCACCTGGTTCAGCAACTTTGTAGATTGTACGAACGATCTCTCTGTTGATTTCCGCAAGGATCTCAGTAGAAAGAATGTTTGCTAACTCAGCTTCTGCGTCTAGACCATGAATTGCCTTCAAGTCTTGAGCAAGTTCTAGTGAGTACTCAGCTTTCAACGCACGAGACTTAGCAGTAACGCTAACTTTCTCGATGCTGAATGCCATCTCACGGAAGTCATTAGAAGAAGCATCTCCTAATTTCTCCAAATCTTGTGTTTTGAAACCTTGTCCAACGCCATATGCATTGTCTGAACCACCGTTCAGGATGCTTGGGTTAGTACCGCCTTGAGCAGTTGTACCAAAACCAACGCTTGTACCACCGTCAGTAGCTCCTGTGTAATCACCTTGAGTAAGTGATGCGTTGGAGTTCTGAGCAGAGAACGCTGAATCTGGTTCGTTGAATAATGCTTCCGTTCCGTTCTGGTTGTCGAACTTAGATCTCATTGCGAAGATCAAACCAGTAGGTCCGTTCATTGGTTGAACACCTGCTAGGTCATAAGCGACCAAGTTAGGCATTGCACGACGGATAAGGCTGATCAACACAGGGTCGAAACCAGCAACAGGACCACCTGTAGCAGCACTACCAGAGAAACCTGGGTTACCTGTGCCTGAAGGGTCTGTGTTTACTGTAGGAGGTGCTTCTGATAAGAATGCTCTCTCCTCTCTTAAAAATCTTTCTTGGTTTTCTAGAAGTTGTGCGGTAACTGCTTTCCTATGGTTGTCCTTGATGTTATCAAGTCCTTCTGCCTCTAGGAGAGGAGCCCACTTCTTCTGGAGTTGTCCAGAGTTAAACATGTGAGTTTACCTGTAAAAAGTGTAAGGTTGAATTTAATTTATTGGAACTTATGAAGTGCCTGAAGGTACTGACCCATTGCTGGGCTGACTTCTTCGTTGATAGAAGTCTCTTCAGTGACTTCTTGGGACTCAGATACAGGCTTCTTAGTAAAGTAAGATTCCTTCAGCGTATTGAGTTTTTCCCTGTATTGTTCTTCACTCTCAAACTCAACACCTTTAGCTAGTTCAGCAAGCTTCTCCTTTTGGGATAATGCTAGACCTGCACTTGCTTCGTCAAGGATGTTGTCTGATACAGATACTGATAAACGCTTGGT